ATCATTGGAACAGGTATGCCGATAACTACCGGATAATCGTCTTTGTACTGGTACGCTTTTTGAACTTCACGTCTCTTTTTTAGTTTAAGCATCTTCTTGTTACTCAATTTCTAAGACCTCCGCTCTATTGACATTAATTGTTTGATTTCCCCATTTCTCATGGAATAAAATCGAATCCATCGGCAAGCTGCCCTGACCGATACGATAGATTTCATCTTCCTCAACTTTGCTCGAAAGATTTGTTGACCACGGATGCCTGTGATCGAACATGATATCTAAGCACTTAACAACCCTGTCCTTAGTCAACATTCTTGCGAACAGGTCGGTATCAACGTAATTGTGCTGATAGAACTCATTGAAAATATAACCTTCCTCGGTTTTATACATCGCTCTTGTGATAATCGGATGCGTCGGTTGCTGATTAAAAAGGCCATCACCTACCCATACTAATTTGTCCCCGCTGTTTTCGGCAACAAGCTCGATGCGTTCTTTTAAGTCATGCTGCCTGCCCGGCCATAGATCGTCTGCACCGCAAATAAACACGTCCCAGTCAGGTATGTTCTTCATCATAAGGTTTTGATTGATTGCAAAACTGTATCTCTCCTGCTCCATAATGAAATATTCAGGTTTAGCGTCATTATTGACATCTATCGCTGTTTCGCTGTCCCACGTTAAGACCGCAACATCGATACCTCGACTGTGCCATGCCTTAATGACATTGATAACCTGCTTTGACCTCTGGCCTGTTGGTATGCCTATGACTATTTTCATATCACACCCTCCACGTCATAGCCTGAAAGGTCGTTTTCTCTAAAATCTTCCGGCTTCTTAACCATTACAAAAACGCCGGGCACTTGAGGATCGTCTGTCAGATCGAGTATTTCGCAATCTGAAAACAAACATCTCATATCGTCTTGTGAGTAACGCCAGAAATCGCCGGGATACTCGTGCCTCGGATAACCATTTGACCTTGTGGTGATTAAAATGATGCCGTTAGTAACCGTTATCTGTTTGATTACCGAAACAGCCCCCCTCCAGTCCACAATATGCTCAAACGCCTCACAACAAACTACAAGGTCGTATTTCCTTTTGCTGTCGTAGTTAGTAATGTTGCAGACAATATCCACGTTGGGGCCGTGTCTAATATCCATGCCGGTGAAGTCTGTTGGCATCAGCGACATAATATGCGGCTTAACAGAGCCGTTCACGTCGTAAGAACCAACCTCAAGAACGCTTTTGCCCGTTACCATCTCAGCCGTGAGTTTGCTTGCTGCATATTCCATTACTGATTCGTGCATTTTGTTTCCTTTTTTTTCAAATTACGCTGCAGGTTGTGCCTGCGGTTGTGTTTGCTGTTGCGTCTGCTGTTGTTGAGCCTGCATACTGCTCCTGATCCGTGCAATTATTTCATCCTTGTTCGGCAGGTCAGTATACTCAAGCATAATGTCAGGCGGGATAACGCCGTACTTGTCTTCAATACCCATCATTATCTCAAAGATTCTCATCCTTGCCGTGTAGGTCGATGGACTCAGGACAACCTTAATGCCGTACTGGTTAATATCGCCGTCACGAAGGCTTTCGAGAAGCATTCTGATAGCAAGCTCCTTAATGGCACCATCGAAAGTATCCTTCATCGCGGGGAACTTCGAAGCATATATTTTAGCTCCTTCAATACCGTTCTTAACCTCATCAAAGACCATCTCCATATCTTCGGGCTGTACCATGTCCCACATCTCAGGACCGGGAACAGGAGGAATTGCTGGCGGTTGTAAGGTAGTACCGACCTGATTGTAGAACAGCTTATTAGCCTTCTCGATCATCTTGGAATCTATCAGGTGCGACTCCTGGACGATCTGCCGAATCTCGGTATCGGTGTAAATATCCATCTTGTCAAGTATCGCAAGCAGCTTATTGCCGAGCATCTCAAGTGTAGCACGGAAATTCCTGAACACACTCGAATTAGCCGCCTCGCCCTGCTGTTTCCGCAATGTCAATACGACACCAGGCTCATTTTTTGTACCCTGATCGTAGCCCTGAACAGCGGCATTTACATTTGAAACCTCTTTAATATCATCACTCGATTGCTGGGCAAGCAGCATGTGTCCCTGGCTTAACTGGTTCGGCTCAATCTTCTCGACTTTGCCGCCGAATTTGCTCTCATCAGCTATGTAGCCGGGCACAGAGCCGAATTGTTGTAATTCCCGTCTCGCATTCTCGTCTACTACTTTTGCGACCTTCCATCCGCTGTTAGTGGTCAGATTAAGCAGCCTTGCAACCTGTGTTCTGCGTAGATTTTCTTCATAGTTCAAACTGGTTATGTCGTCTAAGATACCCCTCTCGTAAGTAGGCCGCCACAGGGGAACGTATTTAACACACGGATAAAAGTCTATGCCTTCGCCGTAAGGATTCTCCACATCCTCCATAAGTTTGCCGTTTATCAAAACCGAGCGATGCAGAATAAAAGTGAAGGTCTTTTCGGTCTCGAACCTTCTCGACTTATTAGCCTTCTTTCTCATTTTCTCGGCATCTTTAGTTACAACCTTTGTTTCACCGGTCTGCGTATCTTTGATCAGTACGGCAGGTATAATCTCTTTCCAAAAACACTGATACACACATGATCTGTAAGTTTTCTCTTCTTCTGTGTAAAACTGACTTCTGGTAGTGGCCTCGGCTATGTAATTCTCCATAGTTGTCCGACCCTCGGTTGAACTTGCACCGTACTCGCTGTATAAAAGTTCAAGGGCTTTTTTGTCCATGTAGATTTTACGAATAACGTACTTGGCCCCTTTATCTCTGTCGTCAATATCGTAAGTCTCACAGTCCGGATCGACTATCACATCGAAAAACCCATCGGCAGTGAAAACAACCTTGCCGTTTACTGTTTTGGTCTTGTCAACATCGACAAATAAGTAAGCTGCCGTCTGTATATTGCCTTGTTGAAATGCCTGGAACGATGCATGTTCATACCCGCCGTTGTCCTGTGAATGTTTAATGACCTCGGTAATAACCTGTGCACCTGTTTCGGAGCCGCCTTTTCTCGGTATAACAGTTATATCTTGAAGATTTTCGAGGTACATCCCTGTAATGGCTTTAATAGTTGTCAAGCAGCGATTGATTGTTATAGGCTCAATCCCAACCTCTTTCCACCTGGCGTATTGTTGAGCCGTCCACTGCTTGCCCTGTTCGAACTCTTCGCATATAGCAGCACGTTGCCTTTGATTCGCATATTTCGGACTGCTCTCGGCATGATCGATAAAGGCAATACACTTAGCCTCTACCGACTTAGTGTCACCTGTCGCTTGCTCGATATAATTGTCTTTTACTGCTACCATTTTGCGACACTCCTACGGACCTAAAACCCGTACTTTTCCATCGATGACAGGGTTTGTATCTGAACATACCGACTTCGTGCCCGGGTTGATTAAGAACTTCCAATTGTTTATAGGCACATCTGTCTTTGCCGGAGTCCCATTACTGTATATCGCCCCTGCGTACCGATAAGCCTTGTTCAGTGCCGGTACCGTAAATGTATGCCAGTTACTTTCGCCATGATCAGACGTAGCTATTGCCCCCTCAGCCCATGTAGTGTCTGATTCAGGTATGCCAGTTGCATTGTTTGATGTACTCGGATCGACAATATCGCCGGTGTACTTATCGACAATGACCAGGTAAGCATTGCTATCACCGAGATAAGGAACAACAAGCGTCCATGAATCGTCTGTTGCCGCCTTAGCCGTTCTTGTGATAGCAAGCGTAAAACCTACTATTGCCAACACTAACATTAACCACAATGCTATTTTCCCGTATCTCATTTTTTAAACTCCTTTAATTACGCTACACCCAGTGATACAAAACTCGGCACATTGCCACGACTTATCTTAATATTGTCAGGCTCGAAATAATTCATGTGATACATCGCAATCACCCAAGCGTCGGCTCGATCAGGACTGTTACCTAACCGTTTCTTTGTTAAGTCTTTTGGCTCACAGATCAGCTTGCCACTATTACTTTGAACCTTGTACTTAACCGACGATAACTGCTGCCGGGTTTTCATATCTTCCGGGTAGTCACACTTGCCGTTACGGACCATCTTTGAGACTTCCCACCACATCTCGGCTTTCAGATTCGCGAAATGATCGCTATCAAGAGCCTTGCTGCCTGGCTCGAAATCAAAGACATTAAATCCTAACTGTCTAAGCCGCGATGCTATTCCGCCGCCCAGTCCTACTGATTCAATAACAAAGTTTTTCGTGCCGTGCGTCATCGCCAATACCTGGAGTTCAGCAACGATCTTCATCTCGTCAGGCAAATGATATATCTTCTGCTCAAGTTCTTTTGTGCTGCAAAACACTTTAGCGACGCATTCATCGCCGCCAGTCGCGGGATCAACCGATATGAATGTCCGAGGTTTGTCCTCAATCCTAATCAGATGTCTTAATGCCTCAAGTGAAGCAGAGGTGATAAATGTCATTTCCTCTTCGGCGATAAAGCTGCACATAAATTCCTGTTGGAATAACTCTGGAGGCATAGCTAATCTTGCTTCTTCCAATTCTTCAGGTGTAAATATCCCGCTTATATCGGCAGGCAGAGTAGACACAAAGCAGTTAGGATTGTTCTCAGCCTTCTCGATGCCCTCCTTGGCGTGGTTACATCCTTTAGGGGTGAAACTAAAGCCAGCCCACCTATTGCGGTCCTCAGCCAAGATAGGCTGATATATAGCCATAATGCCAGCCGCTTCCATCAAAGCCCATTCATCAAACCAAACACCATTAGCCCTCGGCCCTCTTAATGAATCGGGATTATCCGCCCCTTTTAGTTTGAGTATTGACTTGTTTTCAAACCTTACCATCAAATCCGTGCTGTTCTTATCCCAGCCGAAAACATTCCGGTCAGGCAGGAATGAATCCAGCATATCCGGATCTTGCCAGATAATACTCTTGGCTTGTTTGTAGGTTGGAGCAACAAAGTCATAGATACTTCGCGGATTCCTGCAACATTCACGAATGAGTAGGTTTAATGCAAGCGTTGTTTTCCTTGCTCTTCTATGCCAATTCAACCAGAAATATCTCAATAATGGGCTTTTGTCGTGCAGCCGCCCACCGTCAAAGGCATATAACATCTCCAGGTGCCATTTGTGATGACCACCTTCGTCTGTAAACCTTTTAACTGGCAGAGCAACCATTTAGATCTTCCCCTTGCCATGCGGCACAAAAGATATTATCTGTAGTGGGTTATCCTCCTGCCCGCCGATGTTCAATTCTTGCCTTTCCCTCCACTTGCCCGGCTGTCGATTCTTGAGCCAATAGATCATGCTTGTCGGATCGGGTGGGTAATGCTTGATAAGCTCTGTTTTAATTACCTCACCTTGACAGTTCGTAATGTGAACGTCTGGATGTGAGTACCCGCAAGCCCGCTCAAACAAACATCGCTCAACAACAGAGTCAGCTATTTCTTTACCGTGTTTCAAAGAGTCGAAGAACGTTGGATACTGTTTCTTCCAATTGTTGATCGTTTGCTTGGTCACATCGAAGACTTCA